ATGTGGCTCCGCAGCGATCCGGCAGATTGGCCCGAGGCGGAACGGCCCGATCGTGTCGGCTTCGTCGTCGACGAACTCGTCGATCTGATCCGCCTCAACGGCGAAGATACCCCCGCGGCGCAGATTTGGGTATCGCAGGGCTTCGATGACGCATGGCGGCAGGATCCAGGGACGGCGATCATCGCCGCACTGATCAACAAGGGGCTTGCCGTCCTCTGGCGACTCTATGGCGGCAAGGAGTCGATCGCCTTCGCGCGCAACGCCAAAGGCGAGATCGAGCGGTCGCTCCCGACACCCGTTGTCCGCGACGATCGTCTCGGCGATGAGCGGGAACGCTCGCGCCGGGTTGCGGAGATCGCGCGGCGCCGGGGAGCGAAGCTATGATTATGCGGATTTTCCGGGGCGAGATTGAATGGCTCTGGCGTAGCCGCGAGCCGGCGAGAAATCCGCCAGATCCGAGATATCCCCGCGGCATCGCGCTCGATCTCACAAAAGGCGCCAGCGTCCGATGCTCGGTGAGTCTGCAATATCCGGCGCCCGGTGTCGGGACGTGGTTGATCCGCTGCGAGGCTTGCGGATGGCAGGGCGCCGTAACCGCCGCCGGCCGCGCCGATGATCCGACGCGCGTTTTAATCCCGTGCAAATCCGATGCGTGATCCGGCGAAAGTGACAAACCACGCCGGACGGTTTGCCGGATCGATCAAAAAAGCGTTGTGTTTCAATGCTGGAAAAACAAAATCCGATTTCCCGGCGAAAGCGGTTTTTTGAGGAGTTTGTGAGTAATATCAATCGCATAGACCGAAAAATTGACAAACCAGTTGTTTCCAAGCGCACGTAGGCAACCCCTCATGTTGGCATAGGACGCCAAATGCCGCTGACAAACCGGAATGGACGCGATTGGAGAATGAGCCGGCCGACAATCGAACGCCCCCTCCCAACACGCCCGGATGGCAAATTAAAATATTTTCGCAGTTTCGTCGATCGGCACGGCAAGCGTCGAAATTATTTCAGACGTCAAGGATGTTCGATCGCCCTGCCGGGCCGACCGGGAAGCCCAAAATTCATCGAGGCGTATCGCGCAGCACTTGCCGGAACGCCGCTGGCCCCGACGCAAAAAAAGCGGGCGATCGCATCATTAGAGCGATCCGCGAACGGGCATCATCCGAAGATTGGCGTCTATCTCTTGCTGCTCGGCGGGAAGATCGTTTACATCGGATCCAGCTTGAGCATGCACCAGCGCGTTATTGGCCACAGAAGCGCAGGGCGCCCCTTCGATCAGGTTTTTTATATCGGCACGAAGGCTTCCGAGCGGATTGCGTTGGAGCGTATGCTTATCGCCGCGTTGGCCCCGACGCAGAACCGCAGAGGGGCATAATCGAAATCGGGGAGGGCGATGGTGGCTAGCCTTCTATCCCGCGCCGGCGAGGCGCTCTACGGGCGGCATTGGATCCCGCAATTTTCCGCGGCGATCGGTTTACCTTACAATGAGATTCATACGATGACACGCGGTCGCCGGCCGATCCCGGCTTATCTGTGGCTCGATGTCCGCCGGCTGATCCGGGACCGGCAACGCGATCTCGCCGCCGTGTTGCGGGAGGTCCGGCAACAGATCAACGATCCCCGCTGATGGACCGTGGGCTGCGTGAGGCGGGATGGCTGGTAGGGTAGTGGCGGCGAGGCCGAAACGTGCCCCAGCGGGCCGCTGAGGGGGCGCCGGCGCGTCAGGAATAGTAACCCCCGTTATTCGTGCCCGCGATGTCGCCGGGGAGCACATTGATTCCGCGCCCGCCGGTATCGATGCCGGCGCCATAGGAAACGTCGAACTTCTTCCCGTGCGCGGTGCCGGTGAAGATCGTGTTCCTCAAGTCGACCGATGCGCCCCATTGCGCGACGCAAAATCCGGTGCTGAATGTCGGCGCGTTTAAGAGCGTGATATTCGCGCCGTAGTAGCCCGGCATCGCGTTTTGCGTCGCATATAGGTGGATTGGCGCGCTGCCGATGATCGTGAAAGGGAGATTGTTCGACTGCGCGCCGCCGACTGCCGAGTTGGTGACCCAAATGTGCTGATTCTGGCAGACGTCAAAATAGACATTGTTTAAGCCGTAAAAGGATCCGTGCGAGACGGTGATCCCGACGCCTTGGTTGACGAACGGTCCTTGTGTGCCATCTGCCCGCACCGTGAGGTTTTGCACCATCACGGCCGCGCCCATCAGAATCCAAATCGCGCAAGCGGCTTGGCCGTGCACCACCACTCGGGTCGGATCGTTCGCGTTGCCGTTCAACACGACCCAAGGCCCGACGATGGCGTTTTGCATAAAGCAAGCGCCATAAGTGCCGTCGGCGAGTTGTATCGTCGCGACAAAGCCGTTGAGGTCGAGCCGGTCACGAATCCAGTTGTAAGCGTGCGTGATGGTCGCCCACGGTGACGCGGCGGTCCCGAGATTGTTATCCGATCCGCCCGGCGCGACGTAGAACGTGACCGGGCCTTGAAGCCGTAATCGCGTCAAGCGCGTGATCGCTTGGAACAGTTGCGTTCGGTCCTGCTTGTTGAGCACCAGACCGGACGTCTCGATCACATAGGAAATTTCCTCTTGAACCGAATTCATCCAGTCGGCTTCGACGACGGTCGGGGCAAGGCCGGTCAGCGGATCGCCGTTGCTGAAGTAGCCGGGGCTCCCCGGCTGTATCGGCTGCGGCAGCGTCAATAGGGCGGTCGTGTTGTCAATCCGATGCATGAGCGGCGCTCCCATTGGCGGCGGGCGGGCGATCGAACGCGGTCGGGTCGACCGCGAGAAGATGGCTGTGCAGTTTCGCGACGATCGGCGCGGCGATGCGGTAGGGCACCTCGCCGAGCACGGCGAGCAAGGTATTGCACTCGGCGGCGGTGAGCATCACCGCGACCTCTTGATCGGCATTCATCATAGGGCACCTACCCGAGCGGCGAGTTGTTTCACGGCGGCCCAAAGGACGGCGGTCATCTGACCGTAATCGAGACTGTGCCAGCCCTCGTCGGTGATGAAATGCGCGCCGGTGAAGTTGTGCCCGGCGGCGTCCATAGCTTCGCCGACCTCCTGCGCGATGAAACCCCAGTGTATGCGGCCTTCATCTTCCGGCGGGCCGGCGGCCAGCTCGTACCGCTTGGGCGAGATCGAGCCGACGATCGCTAGGCAATCGTCTGGCACGTCGGCGACGTTCGTCTTATGGCGCGCGTCCGATTGCGTCTGGAAAACATAGGCGGCGACGCCGTACCACGCATTCGGCGAGGGCAACCCGCACCACCACTGGTTGTCGGTTTGCACCGAGGTCGTGCCGTTGGGCCTTATCTGCCCGCCCAAGATATTCATTGTCAGCACGCCGGCGCTATTAAGCGTCATCACTTGCGTATTGTTATAGTCCACAAAGAGGAACTGACCATTGTTCGGGCCGAGCCGGTACACATGATTCGTGATGTCAAAGTGTAGGGATGGCCCGTTCGCGTTACCGCCGAGCCCCTGCGCGAACAAGACGTCGCTCCCATTTACAAAGAGGTTGCCGGGGAGTGTCACATTGCCATTCGGGTTGAATATCAGCGTCTTGTACCCCTGCCCCACCGACCCGGCATAGAGTTCCACGCCGAGCGGGTTATTCGGATTGATCGGCCCCTTTAGAGCGATCAGCGGGCCGTCGCGATAGAAGCCGCTGACCGGCGTTGTAAGGCGCTTTTGCGCGATCATCACGACGTCCTGTGACGCACTGGCCGGGTTGACCGGCCCCGCCAGCAGTAGGGCGGCGGAAACGCCCGGCGCGGAGTCCATGCCGACGTTGAGCCCGTTAAAGTTGGCAATGCCCGTCGCTTGTTCGAGCGTCATCATCGGACCGGCCAGCGGTCCGATCGAGCGGCTGACGACGTAGTTGTTATTATGCGCGGCGTCGCCGAGCGCGATGCTCCATGTCGGGCTTCCTCCCGATTGCGCAATGATCGCGCTTTGCCCGCCGGCGTCGGGATGGTTGAGCGTTAATGTCGCCGAGGCGTTGGCGGCGGTCGGCGCGAGCGTGATGCTGCCGACGATGCTCGAATTGCCGGTTGTCGGCACATAGCCGGCGAGCGCTGCGGCGAGGCGTTGTTGCAGCTTCAGCGACGAGACAAAGGCGGCGTTATCGGTCCCAGCAGTGACTTGCGCGGTTGTCGCAACCATCGCGATACCGGCGACGGTTTCACTGGCTGGCACGACGGCGGCGGCGATCGCGGCGTTGATGTCGGCGATCGCGGCGGCTTGCGACCATGCGCCGTTGTGGCGTCCGTAAAGAACCCCGTCGGCGGGCGCCTCGGGCACGGCTGGCTGACCGCCGGGCGCGCCAAAGTTCGCCTGCGCATAGCCGAGCGTCACAGGCATCCGGGAGTCGGTCGGGTCATTGGCGAGGTACATCGGCCCCGTCATCGTGCCGCCCGCGATGGCAAGGAACGGCGCGCCATCGGTTGCGCCTTGCAATGCCGTGATCTCGGCGGCGGCGGTGAGAAAATTCCCGCGCACGCTCGCGGTCGTCGGGTTGCCTTGAACGGGAATCGTCGAGTCAATCTGCGATGTCATCGGTTCAAAGTCCCAAAATCGTGTTTTCGTCCCACACGGAATCGCCGTCGTCCCAAATGGTCGGCGGCACAAGGTTTAGATCCCATTGCGAGGAGTCGAGCGAGTAACGGATAATCGGGATCGTATGCGAGGGCGCGTCGCGCGCGATCAGGCATTCGAGCCGCTTGTCGCCCCATGTCCGCAGCGGTTCGCCCGCCGTCGAGATCCCGGTGCGGAACGGAATAACGACGGTTGCGGGAACGATGATCACCCATGCGAAGGCCCACGCCTCGCCGTAAAGCGGCTGACCACAGGTGTTGAAGCCGACGCGGAACGGCGAGAATTGCACAATCCGCGCGTCGTATCCGAGCGCGTTTGCAAGGCGAATGAAGTAGTCGAGATTCTGACCGCCGCGCGCGGTGAATTTGGCGCAAACGGCTTGCACGCGCTGTTGCACGGTCGGAAGCGGGCCGGTGCACTCGTCGGGAAGTCCGAGCGACTTTTCCCATTCGGGCAAGAGATCGTTTGTCGTGCACGGGAAGGTTTCGGCGATCAGGTCGTTGAGCGACAGGTGCAGCCGTATCCACGTCGGAATCAACGTGATGAGATCGGCGTCCTGTATCCATCCCCAGCCCCGGTGCCAAACGCGCCCGCGCGGCAACAGCCTTTGGAATTGCGTGAAATAGTCGGCGGTCGAGTAGACCGGGGGCGGCATCAGGCAACCGTCAACGTGCCTTGAATCGGGAGCGAGCCTTGCGGCGCGACGACCGGCACGGCGGGCTCGATCATCGTAAAATGATTGACGCCCGGAGTCGCGAGCACGGCCTGATAAAGATCCGACGGGAAGATCGTCCCGCCGACCTCGCCGACTTGAAGGTAGATGTCATCGAGCGCGGCGACGATCTGCCCGACGATCTCTTGTGTATTCGGTTCAAGGTCGGCGAGCGTGACATCGATCGGGAACGGGACCGGCGCGGTGACGTACACAAGCGCGGTGATCGGCTGCACGGTCCAGATATGCTCGGCGACGTCGAGTTGATCGCCGGCCGCGGTCGGGCCGCGCACTTCCTCGGACGCGCACCCGTCGGTGCCGACCGGAAAGCCGCCATTCGCGGCTTCGACAATATCAAACATCGGATAAACGACGACCGAGCCGACGCCCCACCCGCTGCCGAGCACCCATGCGCGGGTCACGCCGGGCACCTCGAGCGCCCACAGGATGTAATCGGCGGCGGCGCCTCCGGCGGGCGGCTCGCGGTACTTGAACAACATTCGCGAGCGGAGCGATTCCTCTGTCTCGTCGTCGGCCCCGCCAGTCATCGGCCCGATGGTGATGCCAGCCGAGTTGATGCCGGGAATCGGCGAAGCGATGTTGATCGCGGTGCCGGCCGGGCAATCGGTGAAAGCGCCCAACACCGTGGCTTCGACCGGCACTGTGGCTTGCCCCGTGGTGTCGATCACGCCGTCGGCGGTCGTCACGTATGGCGTACCGTCGCCGCGGGTTAGCGGTGTGCCGCTCGGGAGCGCCGTCGTCGGGTTTCCGGTGAACTGCGCTTGGCCGGTCGCGGCGCTCGCGGGAACCGGATAAATGCCGATCAGCGCGGCCCAAGCGTGCAGATATTCATTCTCGGCGGTGAAAGGGACGCCCATGCGGGCGATCCAATCGGCATAACCGTAAACGCTATAGGCGAGGCCCGCCATGACCCACGCGAGCACGCGCAGCACGGCGTTGCGCAGGAGTCCGGTGAGGCCGGGAACGCCCGACGTCGTGATGTCCTCGATCGATTGTTCCCGAAGCTGGGTGAGCGTGGGGCGAGCAAACGGCATTGGCGCGGCCCCTTATGTCGGGATTTTAACGGGTGACGGAACGGAAGCGAGTCCGGTCCAGGCCCAGCCAAACATGAACCGGGTCGAGCTTCCATCCGGCTTTATGATCGCGACGGCGATCGCCAGATGTCCCGACACCAGCCACGACGTATTGCACTGGACGTCGCGCGCGACGCCGTCATCGATCAGCCATTGCAGCGCATCGAGAGTCCAGCGGCGCGCGAGGCCCAGCGTATTGCGGGTTTTCTTCGCCCGTTCCAATTGCCAAAGGTTCGAGCCGAGCGGCGGCGAACCGTAGAGATCGGCCCACCAGCCGCGGCGGTCCGAGGTGCCATCGGTCGGGATAAAATCCGGTGTTGCCAGAGCGTCAGAAAACAAGCTCACCAAACAGGCGGTTTCGAGATCCTGGCCGGTTTCGAGATCGCCATCAGCGAGCGACCAATCGCCCCGCGTGTTGACGTTGTCCCAAACGATCCGGATGTCGCCGTCGCAGGCGGCGGGCGCGAGCGGCGCATCGGCGATCGGCACCGGAAGCCCGTCAACTTCGATCCAGCCGTCGAGCGGGGCGATCGCGGTGCCACCATTCATCGCGCCGCGCCCTCAAGCTCGGCGACGCGCGCGGTTAGCTCTTGCACGGCCTTCCACAACACGGCGGTCATTTCATTGTAACTCAGGCTATGCCACCCGTCGAAAACCATCAGGCCGCCGCTGAAATCGTGACCGGCGGCATCAAACGCGGCGGCGACGTCCTGCCCGACGAAGCCCCAATGAACACGCCCCGTTTCCTCGGGCGGGCCTCCGACCTGCTCATAACGTTGCGGCGTGATGTCGAGAACAAGCGGCAGGCAATCGGGCATGTCGGCAAAAGCCGTTTTGGCGCGTGCGTCGGACACCGTCCCGAAATTGTAAGAGGAAACGTTGTACCACGATTGCTGACCGGCGGCGGGCGGCAGGCCGCACCACCAATTATTGTTCACGGTCGGGTTGATGGTCTGGCAATTGAAGTTGTTGCTTAGGTTCAAGCCGCCATTGATCGTCAACGTGCCGTTGGCCGCCCACGACCCCATTTGCGTGTTGGCGTAATTTTGCCAGAGGTACTGTGTGTTACCGGAACCAAGGCGAAACACCACATTGTTGACGTCGGCGTGAATGTACGGACCGCTGTCGGTGCCGCCGAAGTTGCGCGCGAAGTAGATTTCGTACCCGCCGATGTAAACGGTGTTATCGACCGTCAGATTTCGGCCGACCTCGGCGTCGTCCCAAATTTTGACTTTGCGGCCGGGGCTGGTGCCTGCGCCGACGACGCTCATTTGATTAGCATCGGAAAGGCGAAAGTCTAGTCCCCCCGCGCCCCCGTCATCGCTGGCCGTGACTTTGAAACTCCATTTGGTGGAGTTGATTATTGCGTATGTTTGGGAGTTATTCGCATTGGCAGCGCTGGTGCTCCGTAGCTCGCCGGTCAGTTGACCGCCGGCGGTCGGGAGGTACGGCCCGCCCGTGATGTAGGCCGCGCCGTCGAGCGTATAGGTCGCGGCGCCGGTGCGGCGCACAAGCCCCGCCGTGGTGCCGCTGAAGCCGTGCAGATTGTCGGCCCCCGCCCCCGCGGTCGTGGCGTTGGTGCCGCCGCTCGCGATTGCAACGGGCGTCGTCAGCGCAAGGGTGCTCGGCGTCGTGCCGGCGTTGAGCGATAGGCCGGTGCTGACTTGCCAGTTTGGCCCCTGCGGTCCGGTCGCGCCCGTCGGGCCGGCTGGTCCTTGTGCTCCGGTCGCGCCGGGCGGTCCTGGCACGGTCGAGTCGGCCCCCGGCGGTCCTGCCGGTCCAGTGGCTCCCGTGGTGCCGGTCGGGCCTGCCGGTCCGGCGGGTCCGGGCACCGTCGAATCGGCCCCCGGTACACCCTGCGGTCCGACGGGTCCGGTCGGTCCGGTTAAACCGATCGGACCTTGCGGCCCGGTAGCGCCGGTCGGTCCCATCGCGCCGGTGTCGCCTTTCGGTCCGGTGACGCCGGTCGAGCCGGTCGGGCCGGTCGGGCCGGTCGGGCCTTGGCTTCCGGTCGGGCCGTCTTGCCCCTGTTCCCCGGCGAGGTTGATATCCCAATCGGTGAAGGTGCCGATACCGCCGATCAGGTCGGCGGTGATCGTCAGCGTCGTCCCGCTGTAGGCGGTGACGAGTCCTTCGAGCCATCGATCAGGCACGACATGCGAGGCGGCACGCGCGCGAGCGCCCACTGTGTAGGCGAGGCCGCTTTGTGTCGTAAAGGTTTTCGCGCCGGTGCCGATCGTGTTGCTCGACGCGCTCGTCGCGGTGTAGCCCGCACCCGGCGGGCCGGCCGGTCCCGTCGCGCCGGTCGGACCTGTGGGCCCCTGCGGTCCGGCGGGTCCGGGGGGGCCTGCAGCGCCGCCGCCGCCGCCGATCGGGTTGCCGTTCTGGAAAAAGCCGCCGCTGGCATCGACCTTGCCGAGCGCCTTGATGTCCTTGGTCGCGGTCGTGATCGGCGAGTCGAGCGTGACGGTATCGCTGCCTTTGATCGTCGCCGCCTTGGTGTTGATCGCCGCGGAATTGCCGGCGGTGAGGGCGACGGCTTTGTCGCGGTTGAATTTGAGGTTGTCGCCCTCGTCGGTGTAGATCCCGACCTCGCCGGGTTTGTACTGCCGCGGCCGAGATTTCTGCTCTCCCGTCGCGACGATGATCGGATTTGACCGCTGGCCGGCGATGAAAAGCGCGGTCGCGTCGGTTCCCGGCGGCGGGCGCGAGTGTATGCCGTAGATGTTCTGAATTCCGAC